ACATTCCGCTTTGCGGATGCTATGACACTGTCTATCTCTCTCGCAACAGCTTGATCCACCGCCGCTATCCTACGACTTGTATATTCGCTTACCGTCATATAGTTTTTATGCAGTGCGTCTAACTCAATAAACTTTTTTACTGCACTTACGATAGACGAATAATAGCCTTCATTGAGCCACTTTATTTCGTTGTCTTTCTTGCTAAAATAAGACACCTGCAAAGTGTAGTTTTGACTGTCAAATTCAATTCGGTACTTTTCATTGATAGGAATAATTTGCTTACTCATCGCCGCCCCCGCTCCGTATTCTTACTATTTCTCTACTCGAAACAATCTCACATCGAGCTTCTATTTCTTTGATCCTGCGCTTCGGTATGTCGTAGTGATCTTTATGAAACCAACAACGCTTGATACCTAGATCATCTGCCATTCGATGAAGATTTTCTATCGAATAGGGATCGCATATCAAATGTCTTTTGCCGTCAGTTAGATATTTCATATCAACCTCTCTATGTGTTAGGCTCTGCATCATAAATCAAAGCCTGTATTGCACTTTCTGGCACACGAAAACCTTTCTTTCGCATTTCAGTCAGGTATTCAGCCATCTCTAAAGATGTTTCACACAAAAAGCCTTCGACTTCTTCATCAAAACGATTAACCCAGTGACACACAAATCCAATTTGATTTTCATACACATAAGCGTCAGACATAATCACATTGTTGTCTTCCATATACTTTGCCCAAAGTTCGTAGCCACCATCAGGGCAGACTTCCATCATCTTTTCCCATGACAAATCCACATCGGGTGTCAGTTCAGGGATTGGTGTACTCCATCTACAATAACTCATTACAAACTACTCCTCCTCTGGCAAAAAAGATTCTAATGCATTCTTGGGAATGTAGTCTAAGAGTAGACAAACATGATTTAAATCTCCATTGTCTAAATCTTTTTTTATTTGATTCATCACCTTACCAAGCAATTCAATATTTGTATGATGATAAGGTTTGTTCCGTTTCAAGTCATCTTGTGTCATCAGATAATCTCCTTTATTTGCTTCCTCCGATTCAAAGTGAGCCTTTTTAAGTCATGCTCAGGACCAGAAGAGTGTTAATCCTATTATAAAGGGCGATACAACCTTTCCCTGGTGATCTCGCGCCGTCCTGCCGTTCGGATTCCACTGGCATCAAGTGTACTCACGAGAAACTTGGAGCTGGCGGAGAGACTTGAACTCCCAACATTCTGCCTACAATGCAGACGTTCTACCATTTGAACTACACCAGCTTTATATTCCTATTATTTTTATATTCTATCATATAGACTCCTAATTGGGAAGACGTTATTTGCCGAGACGCTGGGCTAATCCTTATTCTCCTTTATAATATGATGACATTTTCATTAAGTCATCCAGAGTGTCTAAGTCTGCTACCTCTCTGTAATAAGAATACATTTCATCATACGCAAATTGTACGAGTGTTTCTATATCCCAATTGTCAACGACTATTGTGACAGCCTCTGATATCTGGTCATCTGTATATTTATTCTTACTCATCCTTATTCTCCTTCCTGACATTGAAACTCATCTATGTATGCTTGTACAGGAAACAAGTCAGGCATAAATCTTGCAAGGTCAATGATGGCATTTTGCGCTTTTTGGGTAGATAAGTCACCATCTCTGTGTCGTACAAGGACTTTTATTATTTCCCAACTCCAATAATCATTTTCCTCCATCAACTTAGAAATTTTGTTGACGGTATTTAGTATCCTATTTTTAGTTTGACGGTGTTTGTCTTGGTAAATTATTTGCTCATCTTTCTTTAGCTTGGCTGAACTACTATCAACTAATACAAGCATATCACGCATTAATTCTGATACAACATCATGCCTAACGTGATCCTTTATTAAGTCATAATTTGGTATGACATTATGTAGCGACACCACTTTACCGCCGTCTTCGTTATCACACATTTTGATGTCGATATATAATTCTCTATTTAACATTGCTTTCTCCTGTTAATGTTGCACCGCTGGAGACCAAAAAGTTGTACGTCCGTCATTGAGTTTAATTCTCTCAACAGGATTGCCATAAATATCTTGTGTTTGATTATATACCATTACATGACCACCGCGAGCAGCAACTATCTCGTTAGGGTTAGAAGCAAAGCGAGTATACTGTCCATGATTATTATAAAGATCAGAATAGTTACGAATAGTTGCACCCCCAGTGGAGTATGATGCCGAAAGTATTTGACACACTGCGTGATAAAGTTTTTCAAGTTCTTCATCTGTGCATTCCTCTATTAGTTTATCAGGTCTTATCCCAGCGAGAAAAAGAGACTCAGATTTGTAGATATTTCCGACTCCAGATATTTGAGACTGATCCATAAGCCACTTAACCATTGTCCATCTGGGTTTGAGACGAGCAATGCGTAAAAATTCGGATAGAGTACAAGGATTATTAAGCATATCAGGACCAATAGAATCCAGTTTTTTCTGATGATCCTTATCATCAAATACAAACTTAATAGTGCCAAAATTGCGTTGATCATTGTAGTATACCGCCGTGTCGTCATCAAAGTAAAACGCAATACGAGTATGCTTTGAAGGTTGAAGTTTAAAATTACCACTCATACCAAGAGTGGTATACATATAACAGATGGGAAATAGGTCGCCAAACTCCCACCAAATAAACTTGCCTTTGTTAAATACGCCTTTTACTGGAAGATGGTTATCTTCTAGTGCGATGTAAAAATTAGCAAATCCAGCAGGTAAATTTTTAGTATACCTACCAGAGATAAAATTTAAGTTTACTAAAGACTTACCTCGTACAGCCCGATCTACTTGCCGAGCTGTACGAGTGCATTCTGGACCTTCTGGCATTAACGCATCCGAAGTTGCATAGAACGCGGAAAACCCCAAACATCAATAGCTGGAACACGAATCTTACGTTCTTTAGTATTCTTTTTATCTGGATTGTCGATTGTAAGCATCACACGCTTGCCTGCACGCCAAGCTTTTACTTTGGCATTTAGCTGTGCTTGAGTACCTACATACTCACGACGAGATGCATTTACAATGTTACGGGAATAGTTAGGGCGTTGGCCCTGAGAAATAAAGCCTTTAGACTTACCACCTTTTTTAGCCATAATTGTCTCCATTAGTTTCGATATACACAATATATCAAAATAAATAGCATTAAGCAATTACAGAGTAGAAGTCATTGATACATAATTGGAAGTGATTGTTGAATTTTGATAGAGGTCTAAAAATGATGAGACAAACTGGTGAGGTTCAAAGTGATAAGAACACTGTGAACACTCAACCAGGTCAATAGGTTCTACTTTACCTCGCAGAAACCAAATTTCTTCTTCATAGGAACATAGCGGGCAGCTACTTCTGGCTCTCTGAATAGACATGATTTACTTTTTTCTTGTATAAGTCCATAGAGTGATCAAAAATTCCGTCAAAGACTTGTCCCTTTGCAATAGCGCGAGCACGTCCTCTCCAACGATCTTTAAATCTTTGCCATGGAGTCATTTTCCTAATGTTGCCATGATGGTTAATATAAACTAATTGACCGTGATGACGATATATAAATGGAAACGGAACTTTTGTAACAATATCGTTATTATTGACAAAGCGCCAATGCTTAATATTGTCGTTATCCATTTCTTTAACGAANGCTTTATTACCTACACGGGGGGAACCAAATGTATAGAGTTCATGGGCGTCTAACCGACTTGCCATAATGGTAGCTAATGCAGCTCCTAGAGAATGCCCCGTACACGTAATTTCAAAACCATCGTCAAGTTTTTGTTCGCTTATCCAACGAACAATATCATCATACACGTGATCGATAGCTTGTGCAAATCCAAAATGGACTAAACCCTTTTCTCGTGCCTTTTTTCTCCAAGCCTTGGCATCAGCCAAGATATCTTTCATTTGATCAGGCTCGGTTCCTCTAAATACGATGAAAATATTATTTGCATGGGTACAAGTAAAAGCTTGAGTACCTTCTTTGTCATACCAAGCCCAGTTATTAATTCCAAGATTTTTAAGTTGTTCTTGAACAACTTCTTTGTCTTGATATACAAGACTAGCAAAGTCTGCCATCATAGCAGCTTTTTTCAAATTTAAGTTCATGAGGGGAACTCCTTTATTTACATAGGTTTAAATACTCCAACTTGAGAAGGTACTCCTTCAATGTGGTAAACTTTTTCAAGTTGAATTATTCCTTCTTTTTCTAAATCTATAGTGGCGCCTTTAACTCCATTTGAGCCTCTCGCTTTTGTATCTTTTTCGTGCCAGTCATCATATAGTAACACAGTGGCTCCAAGTTCTATTGCCATTCGAGTATCAGCAACAACAGATTCATAA